AGCCAGGCATTCCATCTTCACGCAGTGAACAGCAGTAATTCTAAATACTCTAGAGTATCATATGAAGACTTTGAAAGAGGGAATTTTCCAAAAGAAGATGCTTGGAAGTATTCATCTTTCTGGTATAAAGATTTTGACGCTATGGCCCACAAGACTATGCTCCGCTAGTTAATCAGCAAGTGGGGGACCATGAGCATTGATTTGCAGACGGCGGTAGAAAAGGATATGGCAGTCATCCGGGAAGACGGCAGCCCTGAGTATGTTGAGAATGAGGAACAGGAAGAGAATATAGCGGTAGAACAGGAGTACAAGGAAGTAGATACGCAGGATGAACCGGAGCAGGAAGAAACCTCTCCGCAGGAGCCTGAGGGACAAATGAGCATGGAAGATGAATTTTTCCGCGGATTATAAGGGGTTCCGGCCTTGTGCCTGAATGATATATCACACAAAAATACGCACAGCAGCCCTGATTAAGCCAGGGCTGCGGAAAGGAGCAACTATGAAACATATGGATATGGAGAAGTTCGCAAATGGAGCCTTCACATCCCAGATCAACAGAGAACTGGAGAAGGTGACGGAGAATATCCAGGACCCCAATACAGATGCCACGGCAAAGCGCCGGATCACAGTGGTCATTGAATTTAAGCCAAACGAGGCCAGGAATTTTGTTACCACTGGGGTGCAGGCAAAATCAACTTTAGCACCAGCTCTTGGAGCAGTCACAGCCCTAAATATGGGCAAGGACCTGAAAACAGGGGAAGTGGAGGCTGTGGAGATTGGCAACCAGATCCCGGGGCAGATGTCTATTGACGATGTCGAGACCCCGCAAGCTGTGCAGGAAGAGGATAACCATAACGGTGAATTAAACGCTATGGTACGCACCGTTGATCAGTCCACGGGGGAGATTTACGAGACACCAGCAAGCAGCAATGTCATTGATCTAAGAGGAGCCAGACAGGCGTAAATAATAGGAGGATAAGAATATGTTAAGAGAAGCTATGCAGTATATCGCAGGATTAAAAGAGGAATCTATGGACCCAAAGGTGGTCGAGATCAATGGGAAGACTTATTGCAATAAGAACCTGACAAGATATGGCGAGGAGCCGATGGCCAGTGCAATCGAGGCCACTACTCTGACAGCTATGATCGACTATATTAAAAACTGTAAAGATGAGCTGCGGGAATCCATGGTCATCCATGTGGTAAATCCAACCACTGTAAAACTGTATTCCGGACTGACGAAGGAAAGGGACAGGGAGCATCTGTTCAAATCCAATGCCATTGTTCCGAAGTTCTCTTTTGATAATTGGTACGACCAGGAGCGTTTCATCATTGAGTTACAGGCGGATTTTGAGGTAACGGCGGACCTGGAAGCTATCCTGAAAGTGGCTGGGAACGTCGAGGCAAAGACCACAGCCAATTATGGGGATGACGGTGTAAGCCAAAAAACTACCATCAAGCAGGGTATTGCATCCAAAGCAGACGTCCTGGTCCCGAATCCAGTGAGCCTTGTCCCGTACCGCACCTTCTTAGAGGTGAAGCAGCCTGCCAGCGAATTTGTATTCCGAATCAGGGATAATGGCGGAGAGCCAATATTCAAGATCGTGGAGGCAGAAGGCGGCCTATGGCGTAATGAGGCTATGAACAATATCAAGCAGTATCTTATTGAGAACCTGCAGGATAATCCGGTATATGAACGCATTACCATCATTGCATAAATAACTTTATTCCCTGCCCTGGAAACGGGGCGGGGAAGTCAGGAGAATGACGTGGGTAAAAAAGAAAGAGAAAAAGGGAAGCGTGGAGAACGGGAGATTGCTAATTATCTCAAAAGCCACGGTTATGACGCAAAAAGAGGACAGCAGTATTGCGGTGCGAATGGTGATGCCGATGTGATCGGACTGCCAGGCATACATATTGAGTGTAAATGGGTAGAGAGGCTCAATATAAGGGAAGCTATGGAACAGTCCATGAATGATGCCAAAGAAAAAGAGATGCCTACGGTCTTTCATAAAAAGAACAGGCAGCCGTGGCTGGTTACAATGACCATGGACGACTGGATGAAGTTATATAAGGCGGCTGGAAAGCTGTTGTAAGGATGGAAAGTGGGTGGTCAGATTGGCACGTGGTGCCCCTAATAAACGAGGGCTTGACTACTTTCCGAAGATGCTTAATTTCTATGACGATGATAAGATATTCGACCTTATGGATGAGTATGGCCCTATGGGAGTCACCATCTATGATGTTATCCTGACAATCGTATATAGCCAGGGATATTTTGCCGAATTATCAAAAGACAAGCTATCAAGAATGGTCATCCGTAAAATAGGAAATAAGTGGATCAAGAATCAAAGGGTTGTCGTGCAAGTGATAGATTATTGTGCGGATTTAGGGCTTTTTGACAAGGCCCTCCTTGCACAGAATGTTATCACCTCTGAAGGGATTCAAAGACGTTATCACAAGATAGCAGTGAAACTGATGAAGAGACAGCTTTATAGTGAAAAGTATTGGCTCCTTGAAAAAGAGGAAAAAGAGGAGCCTCTATTAAATTCACCCAAAAATCGAATTTCTTCGGAAGAAAATCAAATTGATTCCGCAGTTATTCCAAATTCTTCGGAAGAAAGTCATATAAAAGGAAAGGAAACTAAAAGAAATAATATAAATACGGCTCCGCCGGGAAAACCATTTGATAACCCAGAGCTTGAAAAGGCTTTCCAATTCTTTCTCTTATGTAGGAGACAGAACGGGAAAGTCATTAACGAAGAGCAGGTTCGGCTTCTAAGGGAAGAACTGTGTGCATCTGGGGAAGATGACAAGAGCAGGCTGGCTGTGGCAAAAAAAGCGGCGGCAGATGGATGGACAGGTTTCCATGCATTGAGAAAGCCGAGAAGGAAAGCGGAGCCAAAGAAAAAGGCTGGATTTAACAATTTCCAGGGGCGCAGCTATGATGTTGGCAAGCTGGAGTCTCAATTGTTGAACAGTCAGAAAGGAGGAAAAGACCATGGATAGTAGAACACAAACCGTAGAAATTGACCATGACAAGCTGTGCAGGTATATCAGGGACACCTTGCACATGACCTTAATAGATTTTAGCTACTCGATTGGGAAAAGCAAGAGCTACATATCTGGCCTTGCACGGAATCCGAAGGTACCAGGCGCCGCATACAGCCTGATTTGTGAGAAATGCAGGGTACCATTTTCTTATTTTGAGGCGGTGCCACAGGAAGAGAGACAGAAGTCTCAGGAGCAGACATCCGTCAACCCGGAATTACTCCTCATGCTGAAAAGCCTGTCGGATAGTATGATTGCAATGGAGAAGCGTTTGAGTGCCATGGATGTTGTTATAGAGGCCATGGGCGGAGAAGTGTCAAAGGTGCTGCAAAAATGCAGTGCCAATACCCTGCAGCTCGAAAGAATAAGAGATGCGCTGGATAAGCTATCAATGTCGGATTATGACAGGGCTGAGACGTATCTCAAAGCTTCACTGGCAGAGGGAGACAGGATAGCATCGGATATCCTTGCCAATGCTGAGGCAGAGGGAATCAAAACTGCGGAGCTCATGAGGGCCAAGAATCGGATGGGAATCCGGGCCTATACGACTGGGTACGGAAAGAGCCAGAAAAAATGGTGGGGGTATGAGAAAGGCGGTATTAAATAAAACAAATGTTATATCAAATGTCCATATCAGAATATCTGCAGGCCAGAAACAATGTACGTTTTAAGCATTGCGGCCAATGTGTCTGCCGGAGCTGCCTTTACTGGTGGTCAGGACGGTGCCCATACAATGGATGTTATGATAATCACCGGGCAGAGGTAGATCCATACGACAGAGCACACCCAGATGAGCCGCCACGGACTGCCTGGAGTTATTGGGATAAGCCCGGGGAGCAGGCTCACTGGTGTAGGGGAGGAGCACTTTATAAAATACCAGGGATGCCAGGTCAAGGAGTGCCTAAAATGTAACGTCGCTGTATATCAGGATGGGTATATTGATTGCAGCCTGGTGGATACTCTGGGGTGTACGGCGTGTTATCAGGAGTTTGAGGAGCATATGGAGGAATAGCCTATGTGTAACGATTTTGAGTGCGTCCATGATCAGTGCGGCATATGCAACTACACGGACGAGGATTGTGAGTATGAGGACTGCGATATGTGGCGAGTATGTCAGGAATGTGTCAGTAATATGGTAAGTGGTGATAACTGCACAGGAGAAGAGGAGGTATAAACGGATGAAAGCATTAACAGTATGGCAGCCGTGGGCTACTTTGCTTGCGACGGGATATAAAACGGTGGAAACGCGAAGTTGGAAAACGAATTATAGAGGGAAAATACTTATCCATGCGGCAAAAAGGCCTGTGGTTAATGGGATAATTGAGATGGATAGAGAGGCAAGGAAAGTGCTTAGAGATGTACTGGATCTGCCGGAGATATACCGAGAGATTAACTGGACTGAATATTACAGGAAGCTGCCAATAGGTGTTGTCGTGGGAGAAGCAAGATTGACAGACTGTATTCATATAAATGAGGAGTATCAGAGATTTATTAAGAATGCATGTCATGCGGAGTACCTCTTGGGTGATTTTACTACGGGGAGGTATGCGTGGATCATGGAAGACGCCATAAAATATGATGTGCCAATTCCTGCCACGGGGAGGCAAGGATTGTGGAATATAGAGATAGAGTATAATGACAAGATTGGTAGGGCAATGGGAAATGGATGAGAGACTGACTGCCATACTGGCCTTGCAGCGCCGCCTGGATGGGTGGCGCCGGCAGCATGAAGAGCAATTGGCGAAAGCCAGAATTAAGGAGGACGATCCATGAATGAACCAAAATATAAAACCTGTATACATAGTCAGAAGGTGGGAAAAGTTGCCGTATTAGTTGGTCCTGGATGCGCAAGGGCAGCATTGATAAAAGGGATTCTAGTCAGCAGTAAACAGCGGTGTGAAACATGTAGGAGCTGGAAGGAGAGAGTATGAAAAACGG